GAGTTGAGTGAGATCTTCTTAGCCATCTGGATATTGTTACATCGGGCGATCTCTTTCTCCAGTGCTTTGGTTGGAGTCTTTTCATATTGCTGCTTTGCCTGAAGCATTCGCTTCTTGAAAATTACCCGCTCATTATACATCTTGTCCATAAGTTCTGGTAGGAACCCACGAACATCCTTGCGATACATGGCACCGTTAGCACACACCGCATTGTCTTTAAACAACTCAAAGTTTATTTCTTCCTCAAGGATTCTATCAACCGTAGCTGTGGGATGTCTCTCGTCCAAGAGTGTTTCTGGCGAGATATTGTACTGCATAATAAGGTGAGGGTAGAGACTATTAAGGTCAAAACTAACAACCCAATCATACTTTCCCGGAATCGGTTCTTTGACATAAGCACCCGCGTACTTTTCGTTTTTGTCAGACCTAATCTTAGGAGGGATAACAATATTCCGCTTCTTCAGATAATTGTAGATGATGTTATCCCACATGCGAACTTGGTAGAACACATCTGCATAGTTGACCTTGGCATCATAGGCCATAGTCAATGCAAGTTCAATAAGTTTCATCTTGTCTTCCAAACGGTCAACAAGTTCTACGTCAACGATGTTGTATTCAATAAACTTCTGCCACCCTTTAGTATAAAAGTCCTTAAAGGTATCAAACTCAGAGTGGTCTAGCTTCTTTTGACCCAACTCCACCTCAGCTATGTAGTCGAGACGATATGACTCTTGTGCTTTATAGGTGAACTTTTTATACAGATCAAGATAGTCAAGTTGTGTCAGTCCGCCCACATCAAAGGTAATTTGCTTTCTACCCTGAATATAGACTTCTCCCTCAGTCACAAGACCCCAGTTAGAAAAACGTTTCATCAACTTCTCTCCAAGCACCCTGTTAAGACGCTTACAGATATACGGGATATCGAACAGTTGAATATTCCAACCAGTCACCACATCAGGAACATCCTGCATCCAGTAATTGATGAAGTGACTAAGAAGTTCATGTTCTGAAGGACAATGATGATATGTGACATTCTTCTGCTTGTTCAGAAAAGGTTTGACACCCCAAGTGATGATCTGCTTCGTGGTATAATCCTGAATTGTAATCGCAAGAATCTCCTCTGATGCAGATTCTACATCAGGAAACCCCTTTTCTGCGGTGGTCTCAATATCAAGAGTTACCAGTTTGATCTGACTGATGTCAAACTTGATCTCGTTTTCAGGATACTTTTCAGAAATATATTGATAGATGTATCGATCATTTCCATAGATCTCAAATCCATCAACCTCATCATATTTCTTGTAGAACTCACGACAATCCCGAACGGTGCCAGGATGAATTTCCTCTACTACTTCTCCATTTAATGTTCTGTATTGGGTGTCTTTTTTTGATTTTACAAAGAGTGTAGGAAAGAACTCATCCCTAAACTCAAATCTATTACCATTATCAACTCCACGAACCAAAAATTGATTGCCAATTAACTGAACATTAGTGTAAAACTTCATTCCTCGTCGTCATTAAAAAAAGAACCAAACATACCGCTGCTGCCAGGGTCGCGATTATCAATCATATCCATGATTTCATCAAATTTTTTACACTGCTCCAAACCATGAAGCAAGTCTGCTAGTTGTTTGACAACCAATGGTTTCTCATTTACTGCTGCAGATTTAACTGCTGCGCGAATATGAGATTCTGCTTCGAGTAAATGATCTAAAGTATTCTTTGATAGTGCCATTACTTAATCAGGTCCTCGTATTTTTCAATTAGTGTTGGAGTGGGTTCTGCAAGGGTCAGAATCTTGTCAGAACTGATCATGAATTCTTCATCCCGTGTGGCAGTCATCAACCATGATTCTAACATCCCATCACTAGTTAGGACGAAAGGTTTGGTCAGTTTACAGTCTGGTTCTCCAGGAACTGCTGCTGGAACCTCATCAATCTCACTCACCAGGATCTGGTTGTTCGTCAGTAGAATCGCCTTGATCGTCTTGTCCATAACTTAAAACATCCTCAATGTACATTGTTTTTAATTGTTCGACTGGATTTACCATAGTCACTAACCAGTCAGAAGGAATAGGAATAACTTCATCTGCGGAAAGTGCAATCCAAGGAATTAGAGAAACTTCAAATCCTGCTTTTGTTTTACTATCCTTTTTATCAATGACTCCAGGATTTTTCATCTTAACCAAACATGGTCTACGAAGAAAATAACCAATTACTTTCTGATCATCTTCTTCACCAACAGCCATCTCATTAATGTCAGAGATAAGTTCTTCTCCAGACTTTAAAATCATGAGTTTGATTGTCATTTACCAACTCCATAGTCAGGTGCCTTCAGTTCCAATTCACGGATGTCTGCATGAAGACGTTCGGTTGCATTTCTCTTTTCTGTTTGACGCATTGCTTCCAATGCTGCCAATAGTTCAGGAGTTTCTTCCCACTCCCAAGTATCTCCTTTACTATTTACAAATTGCTTTTTAGTCATAAGATTTGTATTTTCCTCTATTCTATCAATAAAAAAGAGGGGCGTCAACTGGATTTTGCCAGTTGCCCCTCGCGGCGACGATATTCAGTTTTATTTAGTAAGGAAGAAATAATTCTTCTTTTTCTGTTTTTGGTGTTAATTTGTATGCGCCGATTGCTGATGCGGTAAGAACGGAGAAGAGTGCGAATAGTGCCATTATAGTGTTGTAAAATAAAAGGACTCTATACTGGGGGGACTATTAGGGGAATGCGCCCCCAAGGAACCCATCGAAAAAAAGAGTCATCGCGGTTCCAATTGTAAGAGTGGCGGCCGTTAAGTTCATAAGTCGTCCTCCATGGTACATAATTATATAGCAAAAAGTGTATCACGTTGATACACTTTTGTATCCATTGCATCAGAATCTAGTCAGGATTTCAGAACCAGTCCTTACGCTTGTGATATTCTGGAACAATTCTTCCGAGAACTACTGTTAAGAGCCCATCCTCAAATTCAACTGATCTAACTTCCGTCTCATCACTGAGGGTCCAAGATCTGGTGAAAGATCGTTGAGCCATTCCTCGATGGATGTAGTTTGTTCCTGTTTCTTTGTCTTCTTTCTGTCCTTCGATGAAGAGTTTTCCGTCCTGTGTGTAGACATTTACTTCTGCTTTTCTGAAACCTGCGAGTGCTAATTCAAGTCTTGATTCTGTATTACTGACTTGAACCAGATTATAGGGGGGATAATTCGACGTTGTTTCGTGTAAGTCGAACACTCTATTTAGGTACTCATTCATACCAATACTATTTTTAGAGATCTTATCCAATAGCTCAGGAAGATCTGACGCAGTAAAGCGTGTGAGGTTAGTCATTGTACTACTCCTTTTTAAAGCGAGATTAGATTGTGTGGACCCCGAAGGCATCCGATATATTTATAGCACAGAACATAAAAAAACGGGGTAGTGAACCCCGTATTTTTTATTCGGTTTACCTCAGATCTTAATATCAGCAGGGAAAGTTGGTAGGTTTTTTCTTTCCGCTTTTGTTAGCATTTTTGTGGGATCAAGAATACCATTCTGATGTAAATAATCTTTGGTAATGGTCATCGTGGGCGCATTTTCTTCTGCCCAAAAGTTATACTCATTCACAATGTTATGCACAATCTTGAATTGTGTGTTGCCACCAGCAGAGTTGTGATAGTACTTTCTCATAGATGTTTTACCCATTTCAGAATTCATCCAGGATAACATCTGCTTTTTCTTACCATTTAATCCATTTGAAGTTCCACCTTCAACTTTTCCTGCTTTATCAAGAAACACAAAAAGTGTAGTGAGACCATGAATCATATCATCACGAATATCAAGGAGAGGATTGTCATCAGATCCCCAAGTATCACGCATAAAATCTACTGATCTTGGAATGTAACTGGAGAAATCATCACCGTATTGATCAATGGTTTTGATAATACGAGCACCAGATCCACTGATGACATTACCATCAACAGCGCCAATTCCATCGACATTGAGATTACAAAGTTTTAAGATATTCTCAAACAGAATTGCATATGGTTCTTCCAGAAAGATATCATTGCGAATGATATCCAACTTAGAGGGATTTTTACGTTGGGTATTCAGTGCTTTGTAGAGACGTGCCTCTGCCTCTTGAACTTCTTCAAGTGTTGCATTTTCGCTGTGGTGCAGTTCAAGAGTATCGAGATCCTGATCACATTCACCGAAAATGTCCATCATCCCAGTGTGTTGTCCATCCACAACAACAATAGCACCACCAAGATGTTCCGGTCGAACAGATACCACAACTACTGTGGCAAGTTCTGGATCGTACTGCTCATATTTGATAATGGCGTTTCCACTAATCGTCCTATTCCACTTTCTTGCGGTCTGGAGTTCGGATGATTTGCGGGTGCCTTTTTTAAGTTTTTTCTTGTGCTTTTTAAGTCCCTTCTTGAATTTTCTTTTTGCGTTTTCAAGTGCGGGATCATTCGCTACATCTTTAAGATAGCGAAGTTCATCCATGTTAGACATGTATTACCTCTCGGTTAGATTTTGCTTTGGTTGTTCTTACTTTTCAGTAGAACCGAACGCCTTTCGTTGTTCGTACACTATTTATAACAGTTTTCAAAAAAATTGTCAACCACTATAGTTCGGGTCTCCGAACAAGAATATTATGATATAAAAAAAGCACCCTGTCAAGGGTGCTTGTAAGTTCCGACTTTTGAAGCGACCGCACGAAAGATCGCAAAATTATTTAGGACTCTTCTTGTGGTTTACCCTTCTTACCAATATTATATTTCTGCTCCAAAATCCAGTCGTTCTTATCCTTATATGCAAGAACTTTAATCTGGTTAAGAGGGGCAATATCAGCAACAGAGTCTGGATTGACTACCGTAATGAGTCCCCAGTCAGCAAGCAGACGAGTAATACGGTTCCTACGCTGTACATCATTAACAGTAAGATTAGCCCGTTTCCCATCTAGTGCGAACAGTTCCTTAAAGTGAACGATGAAGTATCTGCCTTGCTTATGCAAGATGTGACAAGACTGATATAGTTTCTTCTCTTTACGGGATGCAACACCAATACGAGTTAGTGTCTCACGCACCTTAAGGAAATCATCTGGTTCGTTTAGAAGTACCTCCACCATTTGGTCTTGCGACCATTCTACTGTAGGTTCTACAGTGTTATTCATTTAGCGCCTCCAATGTCAAGTCGTTGTTTAATGTAGTTAATCTGTTCTTTTGTCAGGATTTTCAGAGCTTGAGATGCTTTTTCGTTACTGTATCCATAATATTTTTTGATACATTCTAAGTCCGTGACTTTATCCTTGCGGAGCCAGGGAGAGAATCTCTTTCTTTTCCTCAAAGTATTTAGATAAAAAGAATATTGCATATCTTTATCAAGAAAGTTATACTTATTCATCTCATTTGCGAACATGACGCAATCAAGGTGCCCAGACAGACAACGATTAATGATATATGGAGGGTAAGAGCTAATGTTCTCACTTAAATCTTCCTTGCTAAAATTAATTGAGTGTAGCCAGTCCTTCAATTCCATAATTATAAAGTAAAAGTTCTTTGCGATCTTTTTGCTCACGCATGTATTCACCAACTGAGCGCATGGTATAAGTCAGATCAAACTCACCTGCATTCCATCCATCAAATCTTTCTTTAACCAAATTGGAAGAGTTATAAGATACAAGTTGGTGACCAACATATCTATCACAGTCGGAAGCAAAATCATCATGATTAAATCCGTTGTGCATACTCCCCTTCTTACCATATAGATTGTCTTTGATGTCATATGGTGGATCTAAGTATGTGAATACATCTTTGCGATCCGTAAGAAGTGATTCATACGACCAGTTGGTAATCTTCCAGTTCTGAATTATTTTAGTGTATCCTGGGAGTTTTTGAATTCCTCGCATTGAGAAGTTGGAGACACTTGCTTGTCTACTGAAGGATGAGGACTCTGTGAGTCCACTAAAACTGCACTTATTAACAATATAAAAACTACTAGCGCGAAATAGATTCGATTGAGTGTAATCATTAACAATGCTCTTTGATTTTAAAAATAATTCCCTTGCCGATTCTTCATCAGAATGAAGGGACTTTGCTTCTTGAAGACTTTCATATAGAAGGTTGCCTTCGTCCTGTAGAACTCTCCAGAAGTTATAGAGAGGTTCATACAAGTCATTGACCCAAATATCCAGATGTGGGTACTTCTTAGTAACATGTATCGCTACACTACCGCCACCCAGAAAGGGTTCGCGGTACTCCTTATAATCACGAAGGTCAGGAAAAAAGGGATCCATTTTGGTACAAGCACGGGACTTGCCACCAGGATAACGAAGAGGAGTTTTGTACGATTTCATCAAACAATCAATTTCTTGCTGGGAGTTTGAATAGTAGAGAACATCTGAGTATAGTTTTCTACAATCTCATCTTGGGTCTCCGAAATATAAACAACATACTTTCGAGAAACATCAAGATCTACATTCTTGCCGGAGAGAAGAGGTGCCCATGGAGCAAATCCCATCTGACCGTCTCTGGTCGGAACAGCAACAATAGGATTGCATACAGTGATAGTTTCATCACTTTCTTTTACAAGGTCAGCGACGACATCTTCGCCAGACCACATACGAATTACTTTAATGTTCATAATCAATAAAAATTAGGTTTATCTTCTGTCGAATGGAGAAGAACTCCATCAACTTTATTAAGCAGTTCTTGCATACCACTATGCAGAAGACGATATCCAGTGCCAACATATAGTTGACCAAGGACTACTGCAACTGTGGCAGTGCCCCAGAACACATAATAAAATCTAGACTTTACCTGTGCTCTCAGTTTTGGTTTAGTCATTAGTCAATTTCTCAATGTACTGGTAAATCAAACTCCATCCAAATTCATAGGTATCTCCCTTTTCATCTTGGAGGAAGAATGGGATGTTGGGGTGCCAATATTTAGCGCGATAATAATGATTAACTACATTATAGTCATCATCCACACACCGTTCGTGCTCTAGTTGTTCTTCAGTCATTTGAATTCACACTCCAAAAAAATTTAAACTTAGTTATTTTATCTGTACCTAGTTTATCATCCAAAATATCAAAGTTAAAAGATATAATTGTTTTTCTTTTACTTTGATTTGGCAATCCTCTATGTATGATATGACTTGGAAATATAATGATATCTCCTTCAGATACATTAATTGTTTGGAGTTTATTGTTGAATGGAAAAATTAATTCAGTTTTAGAACTTTTGTTAGGAAATTCTAAGTAATAAACCCCAGTGTAATGATGTCCATGGATATGCCACCCATGAGTAC